GCCACGTAGTGGTTTATTCGATCAGATCGACGGTCTAGCTGATTAGGTCTAAACAACCGATCGGAAGAACGCCAGGAACCCATTTCACCGGGGGGACTCTCTCGCAAGTTTCTTGCGAGCGACACAGGTGTGAAACACACCTGGGGGATGTCATGGTTGCACCAGTCTCTGGACCTTTCGTGCGCTATCCGACCTTTCCTTTTGCTGATGCATATCAGCGAGGGTATCGTCAGAAAATGCCGATTGATCGACCGTTAGAGTACCGGCATTACTGGTACTTCGGCATGGTAAAGACCGATTCGTGGACTACGACCAGCTATTCACCTGGTTCGTGGACCAAGCAAGCGGATTGGACCCTTTCTTCCACGCCTGACTATGCACGCGTTCGGCAGCATGCCTACAACCGAGCCTATGAGAAACTCAGAAGCAAGGCCATGGATGCTGCCGGCTGGGCAGAGAATCTCGCCCAGATAAATAAGACGCGTACTATGTTTAACGATCGCGCCGTGCAATTAGCCAAGTTCGTGCTTGCCCTTTCAAAGGGCAAGTTCGACAAGGCGGCCCGCATTCTTCGAACTCCCCGCCCCAGTGGGGTCAGTCACGGTAAGGCTCTGTCACAGAACTTCCTTGAATATGAGTACGGCTTGAAACCGTTGCTCAAAGACATAGATAGTTCTGTGAATATCCTCACCGCGCCTCCCATGAAGACGGCTGTTCGTAGTCGGCAGATCGAGCAATTCCCGAAAGTTGTCGGGAATGGCGGTGGCTTCGGGTCCAACCCGAGGTACACTTGGTCTGAGAAGACGATCTACAACGGCGTCTTGGAAATAAAACTCCAGGCTACTGTCGTGATCACTTCGCCGAATCTTCTTCTGGCAAACCAACTTGGTCTTATCGACCTTGCCCTGCCATGGAAGCTAATGCCTTTTTCCTTCGTTGTCGATTGGTTCGTCAACGTTGAACAGGTCGTCAGTTCTATGACGGACTGGTACGGGGTTACACTTGAAAACCCCTTCGTATCTGAGTTTTCTCAAGGGCAGTACTTCTACAACTACCACCAGCTGGCTAATTACACCAGCGGGGCGGTCGAAGGCCTGCTTCAAAAGAAGGACAAAGAGTACGTAGAATTCAACCGGACAATGGGCATCCCCGGCCCAAGTCTTGTTGTCAAGCCATTCAAAGGCTTCAGTCTGAACCGTGGCTTACAAGCCATGGCTTTAGTCTTGAGTGTCTTTGGTCGTTAATCAATCTCCATTTCGGAGTTGGAGTCACTTCATGCCTGCAATGGCTTCTCTCACCGTCAAGAAGGCGGACGAGAC